GGCGGCAAAGTCACATGGTCAAGAGGTGTCCACGCAATAATGTCACCATCAAACTTAAGGTCGTTAAAAGTCCACTGGTCATAAAGTGTTATGACGGCATCTTTAATATCTGGATTTTTCGAAGTGTGGTCTTTATGCCATACAGGAATGACATCATCCGAATAAGGTTTAAACCCACGCGGATAATGAGTTACTTTTCCATAAGGTGTCTTAATATCTTCAATGCGGCCCTCTAAACCATAGTTAGACAAGTTCGCAACTTTAAACCCGTGCTTAACTAGCCGATCAATAAGAAGTTTCGTTTGAACTCCGTACCCAGTTGGGCTGTCATAAGAATTAGAGGCTACTGAAATAACGCCTTGTAGTTTTTCTACGGCCATGATTTCCCTTTCGTAGGTTTATACTTAGTATAGTAAAACCCCAGCACTGCGCAAACAGTCTGGGGCATGACCGGAATGGAGTCCGATATGAAAAAGTGTAGCAAATGTGAAGTCATAAAACCACATTCGGATTTTCATAAATCTAAATCATCTAAAGATGGTTTCTATTCTTATTGTAAAAACTGTACCAAAATTAGGTCACAAATTTATTACGCTAATAATGCTGATAAATTAATTGCTTATACAAAATCTTGGAAGAAAAAAAATCCAGAAAAAGTCAATGCTCAAAATCAGCGTTGGAATAAAAAAAATCCAGATAAGGCTGCTCAATACCAGCGTAATAATCGCGCTAAAAATCCAGAAAAAGTATCTGATTTAAATCACCGGCGTAGAGACATGAAACTAAATAATGGGTCATTCATAATCCGTAAATCATTTATGCGTAGGCTTTATGCCTCATCGTGCGTTATGTGCGGATCAACTCAAAATATACAAGCTGACCACATCATTCCTTTATCCCGTGGTGGCCGTCATTCTGAAGGTAACTTAATGCCATTATGCCAATCTTGTAATTTGAGCAAACGAGCATTAACAATTATGGAATGGCGTAAACCTATGCTACTTTCGAAACGAGGAAAATCCTCAACTCGCAAAGCTACTGGAATGGCAGTGAGTTAAATAGAACACCCCAGGCGCAACCTACAACGCCTGGGGTGAGTCTATTTGCTCAGCTTATGGCTGAAGCAGGTACTTCACGTGTGCGGCGTGGGTAAGACCCGAAGCAACACGGTAGGTGAAACGGTAACCCGTAACATCGTTAGCGAAGTAAGCGTCGCTCGAAACAGCAACCTCAAGGCCGGTGGTTACGATCTTGTTAGAGCGCAGGTCACCGAACAGAACAGCCTTCTTGCCAGAAGCAACACTGTCCATAGCGGGGTTTTCGTAAACAGCGAAACCGGCGAAGGTGTCAGGCTGTCCAACGCCTACCTGGTACAGGTAGTTTCCAGCGACATCCTTCAGCTTACGGATAGCACCAACGGTAGAACCGTTAGCCATGTAACCAACACCAGGAAGGCGACGAGCTGCACCGTCAACGCTGTAAGCGAGGTCGATGAGGTTGTCAGCCGAAATGGCGGTGGCTGTCGAAGCGGTAACACCCGAACCAGCAGCACCAACGAGGGTAGCGGTTGCAGTACCGTTTACGGCGTAACCGATAGCGTTACCGGCCTGCTCAGCAATAACACCCTCAATGTCGAAACCTGCGTCGGTGAGCAGCTCGTTAGCAACAGGCACAATGAAGGCCTGCTTAGCGGGCTGAAGAAGCAGCGAGTCAAAGGTGGGGTTGCTTTCCGAAATAGCCGAACCAGCCGAAACCTGCGAAGCAGTGCTGAAAGCGGTGTAAATCGGGATGCGAATGTCGTTACCCGAGGTGCGAGTAATAACTTCCGAAACATCCAGCATGGGGCCTACGAGACGGGCAAGGCCGTACACGCGGTCAAGGAACGAAACAGGAACGGTGTTAGCCGAAGGAACGAGCGTTGCACGCTGTTCGAACATGTGGCTACGAACCTCGTTGCGTGCCATTGCGCGGAAGATTTCAGCGTCGCTGCGCTCTTCCATGGCAGGAACAAAACCAGCAGCAGCAACAGCAGCTTCTGACTTGCGCTCTTCGTTACGGGTAGCGATAGCGAGTGCCTCATCAGCGCGACGGATGTCGGCCTCGATGCGCTCAATTTTCTGGGTGTCTTCTGCAACAAGTCCACGACCCTCAGCCTCAGCTGTGTCGATGATGCTACGAACCTGAGAGATCAGGTTAGCGCGAACTTCCTGCTGAGACTTAATGAACTCAGACATTGATTCTCCTAAGAATCGGAAGGTGCAGGTTGGCGAGTGACGCGCAAATCTGCGGAACAAGGATGACGGCGATAACGCTCAGTCAATACGATAGTAACACAATATGTTTACTGAGTAAGTATTTAGTGGGTAAAGAAAAGGCCAGCCGAAGCTGACCTAATCTCACCGCACCCCTGCGGAATCACATTTCGAAAAGCTCGAGGCGCTTCTTCTTCAGTGCAAGCAACCCAAGGTCACCCACAACCGACGGCTCAGTTTCAGGGTCAAACGAGGCACTAGGCGAAACCTTATTAATAACAGTGTTGAGCAGGTCACGCGACGCCTCATCCAAATCAGCACCAGACTCAAGCTTCACAAGTGCAGCCTCAAGCTCAGCCATATCAACCTCAGCACGCTTAGCAAGCTTCTCAATCGAACGAACCGAAGTCGTACCAGCCGTACCCGCATAGGCAGGGAAAGCAACAATGGAAACCTCAAACAGGCGAACCGCGTTAAGAGTGCGCTCGTTGCCTTCACTGTTCCACGAATCCTTGATCACATTGAACCCGAACGACATTGAGTCAATAATTCCGGTACGGATAAGCTCAGCAGTATCGCGCCCCAACTGGGTGTTAGGTAGTGTGGCGGAAACTTTCAACCCACGGTTATCTTCCGTAAGCGTCATAGTCTTGGCACGGGTAGAACCCAACACCTGACCGGCGTCATGGTTCCACAACAGCTTCACATCGTTGCGTGACTTCAAAGAACGGGTAAAAGCGCCAGGGGCAACAAACTCAGTAAAGCCACCCAGGTTTTCCGACCGGCTGTTGAATACCGAAGCGTAGCCCTCAAAGACCATACCGTCAGGGGTTTCACGAACCTCAAAATTGGTGGTGTTGACACGGGTTTCAAACTTGGTAGCCGAACGACCCAACATCATCTCAGGGCCATCATGTTCAGGCTCAGGCGCAGGCAAAGCTTCAATAACCTCTACACGGGCAACCTCAACCAAAACAACCTCTTCAGTTGCGGCCCAGACACCGTCTTCTTCTTCCCAATATTGAACCTGAACCATGTCACCATCAACCGTGATAACTTGACCATGCTCAACCTCGTCGTCAGAAATCCAACGAACCCACACGCCGGCCTCAAGCTCAGCCGCAACAGCACGAATACCCATACTCTTATTATTCCCTATAATTGTGTTATTTGCCCGTTCACCCTCAAACGGCTCATCCGTTGAAAGACTAATTGCAACCGCTTGGTCAATAGCAGCCTGTTTAGTTGTGTGACAACCAAACACTGCACCGGCCTGATCAACAACAGCCCAACCGCTTTTGCAGTCTGGCGTATCTTGTGCAATGTAATAAGGCATTATTCATCCTCAGCAATATAAGTACCTGAAACGTGAAAATTATCTTCAACTTGCAAAGTATAAGGAGAGTTATGGTCAAAGACTTCATCTTGCCCTGTACCAGAAGTATATGAAAGCATCAAAGTTTTTACGCCAGCAGCAACGTGACCATTAATCGCATATTGATTCTGGTTACTCGCGCGGTGCAAGCAACCGTCACGCATCATAGTTCCATATTTAGAAACAAACGGCAGCTCAAGATAATATTGCCCAGTTCCAAAACTAGTTATGTTTTCGAAATCAACTTGAATCTGAAAATAAACAAGTGAACCAACTTTTGTATATGTGCCGCTGAAAAGAGGCACACCATTAAAGGTTGGCTGTGTCTTTAGTGATCCACCAACAACAATAAAAGATTCTTCTTCAGGCGCAGGGCCTTCAGGGCCTTGTGGGCCAGTCGGGCCAGTCGGGCCTACACCAGGTGGAATAACAACAGCAGAATTAACTCCACTAACATTTATCGTTGCACTCGCTGGAGTAGCAACCGCCACAGTAGAAGTTGTTTCTGTGGTTACAACATCGGTCATCGAGTAACCTCGGG